GTATTGATATAGCATCACCTGCTACATTTGTAAATAGTGGTACAAGTACATTTACTAATACTGTAAATATAAATGGTGCAGCTTTAAGCTTTGATGGTACAGGTCAGATTAATGATAGTGCAGGTAGTACAGGAGCTTTAGGTTCCTTTTTAACATCTACAGCTACAGGAGTTGAATGGTCAACTACATTACCTAGTTTAGCAACACCTACATTACAAGAAGTTCTAACTGCAGGTAATATTGCTGATGGAGTTGGTATCACATTCCAAGGCACAAGTACAACAGTTTTTGGAGCTAATAATTCTATTAATTCTAATGGTAATAATGAATGGGGAGGTAATAATGTATTTAGTGCTACAGGAACTCTTATTTCTACAGCAGGTGTAGTTTTAAATGGAACGGTTTGGGCTGGTTCCAGCGTAGGTGTAGCAGGAAAATTTTTAGCATCTACAGGTACAGGAGTAGATTGGGTAACGCCAACGGTACCAGATAATACATTACAAGAGGTATTAGATGCAGGAAATACTGCTACACAAAATATAACCTTAACAGGGTTTATAAGACCAACTACTATACAAGATAGTGGAGGTGGTACAGGAGCAGCAGGTCAGGTATTAACATCTGATGGTGCAGGTAATATAAATTGGTCGGCAGCAGGAACGGGAGCAGTAGCTTCAGTGACAGCAGCAGCAGCAGGAACATCAACAGGTACACCTATAACTATTGCTCCAACAACAGGAGCTGTGGTTGTAACACCTAATGTGTTTGATGGTTCATCAAATGTAGGACACGTACCAAGTTCTGCGGCAGTTGCACAGACAACACACTTCTTACGTGCTGATGGTTCGTGGCAGATACCAGCACAAAATAATCCACATGGCGTACAAACATTTAAGTATTATAGTGGTAATGCTAGTTACTCTACAGGAACATATTATACTTTAGATAAAAATGCATCCATATCTAGTCCTAATAAATTAATTTTAGCTGTAAACCCAGCGGCTCCTATGACTTATGGAGCAGAGGCAGCGGGTACGTTTTTTATAAACCCAGGTTCTTGTGCAGGGGTAGCTGACTTAGAAATGTGTGAGGGTAAAGTTCAGGTAGCTTCTAACCAAAATGCTACCTATACTATACGATTATGGAAGATTCAGGTATGTGGTGGTGCAGCAGCTACACAAGCAGGTGATGTGTCTGTAACAACAGCAGCTGGAGGTTTTGCTTGTGGTAACATAACATGGAACTCTACCGCTTTAAAAACATTAGAGCCAGGGTATGGATTCTTTATAACATTTGAAAGTAGTATAACTTTTGCATCAGGGTTAGACTTTTTAGTAAACCTTTCTTTACGTTGGTAAAATAAAAATTTAAATTAAATGAAATGGACATTAGAAAAATATCAATCGGTGCAGACTATAAGTCTGGAGCCATGCATTACATTGTAGGGCAAGACGTTCTAGGAGGTCTTCATAAAATACATCTTATTCAAGCAGGAGATATATCGTATAAGATATGGATTCAAAAGGGAGACGAGGTATATTTATGGAAAGAGTTTCTGAACACTATGCCTATATCTTTAGAATATAATATAAACTTTTAATGAGGTCCCCACACAACTTCATTGTTACACCTTTGAAAGATAGAAGGTATGACAATGTAAAGGAGGTAGGTGGAGCGGAGCTTATTACTAGCGTCTCTCAAGAAGACCATATATCTTCTAACAGACAAGCAAAAGTAGTAGCTTTACCTATAGCATATAAAGGTCCAATAAAAGTCGGTGACACTCTTATCGTACATCATAATGTATTTAAGTTTTATTACGATATGTATGGTAGACAGAAGAGTGGTAAAAGTTTTTTAAAAGAAAACTTATTCCTTGTAGACGATGAACAATTCTTTCTATATAAACAAAACGGTGAGTGGAGAGGCCACAGTAAGTATTGTTTTATAAAACCTATAAAAGCTAGAGAGTCTGCAATAATGAAAAGAGGTGAAGAGCCTTTAATGGGTATAGTAAAATATATTAATCAAGAGTTACTAGACCTAGGTGTAAAGGTAGGTGATGAGATTTCTTTTCAACCAGAGAGTGAATATGAGTTTACTATAGAGGGAGAAAAACTTTATAGAATGTTTACAAATAATATAACAATGATAATTTAATTTAACTATGGGAGTACAAAAAAACATCGGAATACTCAAAGCAAAGGTAGAGGCTTTGACAACAAACTTACAAACTTTAATCTTAGAAGAAAAACAAACTAGAGATATGATACTAGGCGTGTTACAGATTATAAAATATATGCCAGGCCATAAGGAGGCATTAGAAGAAATAAAAAAACTTTACCCAAAAGAAGATGAAGATAAGGGAGATAAAGCTTAGTATAATAGAAGCAGGTGAGAAAGCTGTAAAGCAATTAGTTAAAGTAGCTAAAGAAGATATTATCAAGTACGATAAAGATGATGAGTTAGCTGCCGATAGATTAAAGAACGCAGCGGCTACAAAAAAACTTGCTATCTTTGATGCGTTTGAAATACTTAAACGAATCGAAGAAGAGAGAGTTATGTTAGATGGTAACGTAGCAGAAAAGAAAACGAATACCCCAAAAGGATTTGCAGAAAGAAACTCAAAATAGTTTATATAGGATTATAGATAAGTATATTCCTAAACAGGTATTAAGCACTAAGAATAGAGGAAAGAGCTGGTTGTATGGATATAATGAGAAGTACGATGTAGTTGTTATATCTAAGACAGGACAGATAGAGACTGTTATTGAAATTAATGGTTTAAAAATTGCTTTACCAAAACCTCCTAAAGAAATTTACAAAAGGTCTAAGAAAAAAGAAGAACAGTATTGGGAAGCTACAGAAATTTCAAAAGAACTACATCGTATTAAGTCTATATTCCAGTGGCACGAAACGCCTGATGTATTTAAAGGTAAATGGGTAGATTATATAGAGGAAGAGTTTGATAGGAGAGAGCAAGGTTTTTGGTTTATGAATAATGGTAAACCTACCTACATTACAGGTACACACTATATGTACTTACAGTGGACAAAGATTGATGTAGGTCACCCAGACTTTAGAGAAGCTAATAGAATATTCTATATTTTTTGGGAAGCATGTAAAGCGGATAAAAGAAGCTTTGGAATGTGTTATTTAAAAATAAGACGTTCAGGATTTTCTTTTATGAGTTCATGTGAAGGAGTAAACAAAGCTACCATTACAAAAGATGCCAGGATAGGTATATTATCTAAAACAGGTTCGGACGCTAAGAAGATGTTTACAGATAAGGTTGTACCTATATCTAATAATTATCCTTTCTTTTTTAAACCTATTCAAGATGGTATGGATAAACCTAAGACCGAGTTAGCATACAGGGTTCCTGCATCTAAGATTACAAAAAAGAATATGTCTACCATAATGGATGAAGAGCTAGAGGGATTAGATACTACGATTGACTGGAAAAATACAGGAGATAACAGTTACGATGGTGAAAAGCTTCAGTTATTACTACACGATGAGAGTGGTAAGTGGGAGAAGCCTGATAACATATTAAATAACTGGCGTGTAACTAAAACATGTTTGCGACTAGGTAGTAAGATTATTGGTAAGTGTATGATGGGTTCTACATCTAATGCTTTAGATAAGGGAGGTAGAAACTTTAAAAGTTTATATGAAGATTCTTTTCCATCCAAAAGAAACTCTAACGGTCAGACTAAGAGTGGGTTGTATTGTTTATTTATTCCTATGGAGTGGAACTTTGAAGGATATATAGATAGATATGGTATGCCTGTATTACGTACACCGGATAAACCAGTACGTGGAATAGATGGAGAAGATATTACAATAGGTGCTATAGACTATTGGGCTAACGAGGTAGAGTCTTTACAAAGTGATGCCGATGCATTGAATGAGTTTTATAGACAGTTTCCTCGTACAGAATCGCATGCATTTAGAGATGAGAGTAAACGTTCTTTGTTTAATCTTACGAAGATATACCAACAGATAGATTATAACGATTCATTAATAATGGACCAACATGTAACCACAGGTTCTTTTCATTGGAAAGATGGTATAAAAGATTCTAAGGTTATATGGACACCACAGAAA